CGGCCCGATGTAGACGGCACGGTGTTTTCACACAGTGAACATCCCGAATGGGATCCACAAGGTGGCTGGTATTTCATCAACGATCAAGGGGTGCGTCCGCGTATCAATGCACCGGATCTACCACAGAATGCCGAAGATGCGTTTACCTGGAGCCTACGGTTGGTCCATGAGTTCACTCATGACACTGCACGGGAGTTGAAATCTCGTGTCGCCTCCGGTGATGTAAGGGCCATTGAATTGGAAAAGACATTGGAGAGTGTTCGGAGTATGGTAGAGAAAAGCGAGTTCCTGCCGAAGAAGGTGCGGGAGTTGATTGCACGGGCACGGAAGGAAGGGCATTATGAAAGACTGACGGGAGGGAATAAGTGGAAGGCCTTGGAGCGTATAAAAGCAGGCGCGAACTTCATTTGGGATTTCAATAACTACGATCCGGTGGCGAATAAGTTAGGGAAGTATAATCTGCCAAAGGACGGGAAGATTCCAACGTCGCGGTTTAAGAACATCGGGGCTGAGGGGGGGCCGTTGAGTGATGTGGTGTTGGATTTGGGTAAACAGTTCGTGCCCGAAGCGTTTGAGGGGAATATGGTGAATGTGCATACGTTGATGCAAGGGTTGAAGGAGAAAGGTCCGGTGGTTGAGGTGAAGAAGTTGGGGGGCGAAGGTGCAGTTGAAAAGAATGTTCAACGTAAAGGCCAGCTTGTTCATGAACTTGAAACAGCAGGCTACAAACCTGTGTTTGGAGAGAATGGTTTGCTTAAAGGAATTGAGAAACCTGAAGGCGGATATGAACAAGCACCAAGTTCATATGATGAACTTCCTGAGAATGTTCGTGGTTTAGCAAAGGAGCTTGAGGTTTTAACAGGAAATACAACTCCTCGTTACGGGCATGATGACGCTAATCCTGCTGGCACACGTTACTCCTTCCTCGGCCCCAAGTCCGAACAGGACATGCCGGGGTATGTTGAGATTTTGGGCAAAGCCCCTGGTTACAAAGGAAAGGAAACGCATTGGGACGACGAGCACGCTGACACGATTTTTTCTGTTCGCGCTTACGAAGAAACTTTACCCGACGGTCGCAAGGCGCTTCATGTTATTGAAGTTCAAGCAACTGATGCACAAGCCGGCGGAACTCATCCGCTGAACAAGGTTTACGAACCTCTCGCCCTCAAAGCCGCGATTGACCACGCGCGCGCCGTAGGCGCTGAGGCGGTGATTCTGTCCGATGCGGAAACGGCGATGATGACGGAGGGGCATGATAAAAGCATGGCGACTGTGGCGGGAGGTTCTAATTTTAGAACTAAACAAGAAGCACAGATTTTTGCTGATCAAAATAATGGCGTCGTTAAAGAAGACCCGAGAGGCGGACTGTGGCATGTGCAAGAAAAAGGTCCGTCGCAATCCGCCGGTATGCGCCTCCACTACGACACCACGCTTCCGTCAGCGATGAAGAAGCTGACTGGAGTGGAGGGGGAGAGGGTGGAGGTGGGGACACATGACAAAGCGACAGAGCCTGGAACAACTGCTCAATGGGGAGACGAACAATATTTTGATGCCGAAGCACAGGCAAAAGAGTTTGCTGGCTCTGCTGGTCTTGTGCGTCGGTTAAATGACGGTTCGTTTGCCGCCAAACAACGAGAGGGTAAACCCGTCGTCGGCTCCCCCGTATTCCGCAACTCTGACGGCACGCCAAAGTCCAACATCACTGGACGACTTTATCCCCTCGACAAAGCCGGAGGCAAGGAAGGTTTCACCCTCACCAATCCCAAATACGGTCCTTCATGGGACGGCAACGCCATGCTCGAAGACTGGCGCCGCACCGCAGGCAAACTTGCAGATGAGTGGAAGGAAGTCATCTATGGGACGTTGAACACAGACGAACTTCTAGCGCAAACGTTCGGCTCGCCCGAAATGCTGGCTGTGTTGAAGAATACGAAGATGGAGAAGACGCTGAAACAGAGTCTGCTGGAGTTTTTCAGTAGCGCTTGGAACCGTATGTTTGGAGGCCCTGTTCAATCTGATAGCGCACTAGCCGAAGTTCTTCAACGATTTGACAAATATCTGAATGTAGGACACCCAGAGGGTTATAATGGCAAAGCGTTCCAACGTGATCTCCTAGTGAATGCAGGCACCCGAGGGAAAGCACTCGCGTCTCGTTTGAAAAGTGTAGAAGAAACTTACAATACTGGACTGTTGAAGGGTTCATTAGATGGTTTGGATAGAGAGTCGATGAATGATTTACTGCCTACGGGAATGGAGTATGAGACGTTGAATCCACGTCTTCGCACGGCCCTGCTCATGGGCGGTCCCGAAGATGTGTTTAAGGCCACGTACAATCTTCTGCTTGACGACCTGCCAGCGGCAGAGGCGGCACATTATCGCGCCTTTGAAGACGTAAGTCTGGCACAACGAACGCTCACAGAGATCAAAGCCGGTCAGATTCCCGGCACCGTCCCGGAGGGGGTGGAGACGGCACTGCGTGGGCAGATGGTTAAGCTTCATAGAATGCGTGAGGCGTTGAATAAACAGGCACGGGCGCTGCGCACAGCACGGGATTTGGATAACTTTACTCTTGAGGGTGCGAATACGTTGCTGTCTTCAATTCTGCAAGGACGTCCTCTGCCTGCGCCACCCGGCCCAGTGCCAGGAGATGTGTTATCTCACGCTCAAGAACTTCTAGGTATGCGACAAGAGCAGAGTCGCGAGGCACTAGAGGGGAAGGGTCGGATGGGTTTTCTGGAAAAGGCATTGGGGTTACAGCAGTTTGTAGCAAGAGCACATCCAGCGGTGAAGGATATTGTGAATGGCATGATGCATAGACAGCAGGAGGCGACACAACGTGCGAACGAACTGAACCTGGCATATAACTTTGATCCGAAGACCGGGGCACTGTCGAAGGAGCGCACGAACACACTGGACTGGGTGAAGTCGAATGTCGAGGCATCAAAGGACTATAGTGCCATTAAACAATGGATGCAAGTGCAAGAAGCACAAGGGAAGCCGTGGTCGTTAAACGATGCAGTGCCGAAGAAGATTTTGAGCAAGTGGAGTGAGCAAGGACGGAAGGGTCGAGTCAGCGACCGAGAGGCATTGCGCTTGGCGTTAGAAAGCTCCGCTACACGGCACGGAGTGGCTGTGCAAAAAGTCTGGCCTGAGTTCTTTGCAGCACACAATACTGAATTGACCGGCACGGTCATCGCGTTAGCGGAGCCGGGCATACTGCCAGCACAGGCACGGGAGAATTCACGTAAGCTGTATGAAGCGCTGCGTGGAATGCAAGACCCGGCGACTGCACCGATGGCCATCGCCTCGTGGCAGGCTCTGGCTACGTCCATGTCTCCAGATACATTTGCGCGGGCCACACAACATGCTCAAGGGATGTTGTCAGAGACAGCGAAGTTTCTAGACCTGATGGCGAAGCGTCCGAACTTTGCACCGGAGCAGAGGTATGCGGATCATCATGTTCGTATGATTGGAGTAGGAGGTGATACAAACTACACATCGCACAAGACACAGGAAGCTGCCCTAGCTTATGTGAAACGAAAAGAGAACGAGGGGTATACGCTTCTGGACTACATACCAAAGGAGGATGCAAACGCACCACGGGCTGGAGTTTCAGACGATGTAATGTCATATATTCGTGAATACGATATTCAGACGATGCAGAAAATGCAAGACATGTTTGCCGGGCAGCCGGACGTGCTTGCACAGATCATGCCGCTGGCGGAGCGTGCAAGTCAGTTGGAAAACGGTCTAGCGGCGTTTAAGCCCGTGCCCGGCGCGACGCGGAAGTTTGTCGGTGGACGTGAAGAGATTAACATGTTAGAGAACGAAGATGCGTTTTACACAAAGGCGAATAACTGGATGCGTCATAAGATGACGAAAGCGCAGGCGAATCTGGACAAACTGCATCCAGACATCGCGACAAACCGGGAGTTGTCGAAATACACTGAAGACGTTGTATCACAGTATTTGACACCGGATAATCCAACAGTTCAGAAGCTGGTGAAATGGACGTATTTCATGAAGCTCGGCATGGACGTCGGGCAAGCGCTGATTGAGTCGACACAGAGTCTGACCACAGGTATGACCGCACTGATCTCGGAGACGGGTGGGGTGGGCGATGCCATGTCGCGCACGAACAAGGCGGTTAACGAAATCGCCAAACATCGTCTGACAAAAAAGTGGGCGAACGAGGATCATGAATGGCTTATGGCACAGGCAGGGTTTAAGGGGGTGCGTGGCACGTCTATGTGGAACGAGATTTACGATCCAGACCGTGCGACTATGCACGAAGTCAACCATCGCCGGGGCAAGCCTTTAGGCCAGGCCGTGCACGTCATGGATCATACGGCGAAGAAATGGTCACGGATGTTCACGACGTTTAATGATGATATTGGGTTGCTCAGTGCGTTTGACTTGGGACGTGAGCGGGGCATGACACGGCAGGAAGCGTTTGACTATGCGGTTGATTTGAAAAACCGTGGATACTTCACCCAAGGCAAAGCCGGACGGCCCCAGGGTTTGTGGAGTTTTAAGACAAAAGCGATTCCGCAGCTGGTGAGTTCTTTGCAGAACTACACTCTGGGCTGGTTTGGTCTGATGGCGGATACGTACCGTGCGGGATTTTCTAAGAATGCGCCTGTAGGATTATCGGAAGTTCAGCGTCAAGGAGCACGCAAAGCTTTTGTATATGCGCTTGCTGCTCAAGCAGTATTTGCAGGTGCTCTTGGGTTACCTGGAGTTGGGCAAGGTCTCGCACTCCTTGAACAAGGCACTGGTGTAGACATAAAAGGTTGGTTAAGAAAGAATTTAACGAACCTTTTTGATGAAGACCAGCAAGATGGAGGTCTGTTGACCAGCATTGCTCTTCGAGGTTTATCCTCAGGCGTGACTCCGTTTGATCCTTCGTCTCGTATGTCAGTTGGGGTTCCATTTATCGGTGTTGATTCGTATAAGGGTTTTAGTTTAGCGAACTTGGCCGGGGCACCGTTGACAACGGCGAGCGATTTCGTGCAAGGATTGCTAGCCACTGCACGCGGTGATAAACAAGGGATTGAGAAATTGTTACCGAACGCCCTGAAACGACCGTTTCAGCTTTGGCAAGGCGAAGGAGACATCCGAGACAAGAGGGGTGGATTGTTATATGAACTGAGTCCATCGGAGCGTGTTATGATGGCGTTGGGGTTGCCGAGTGCGAGGATTCAGAACTCGAAAGACATTGCACTGGCCGCGGATAAGGTCCAAGAATCTGCACTCCGTGAACGTCAAGCATTCGCCGATCAAGTTGCAGAGTTAACAAGAAAAGGAAACATTGCTCTAGCCCATGCATGGCTCGCCGAATACGCAGCCGCGAATCCCAACGCTGACATGCAGGCAATGGTCCGAAATGTTGCACAACGTGTGCAGGCTCAGTCTTTTCCATATGATGTGCGGCGTGATCTCAATCCGGCAGCAGACCTTCAGGGTTTGGCTCCGTCATTGGCTCCAACTTCGGCTGCCCGTTTTCAAATGAAATCACAAACTTTGCGGGATTTAGGTGGTCGGGCACCGCGGGTTGGGCGGGTTGGGCCTGCGCAGCTTGACGCTTTGCAGCTTCAAAATCCGTATCAGGGCTTGCCTGCGTTACAACAGAAGGGACGTAAGCCGTCGTATCCGTTGGACTTTCTGTCGGGATCGCCGTATCAGTGATACGTTTGAGAAACAAGACAAGTTGTGCGAACGGGCACGCATCAATCGCTTCGGGTGTGCCGATGACGGTGCCGAGCATTTGATCGTTGACTGTGACGTTGACTTCTTTAAGCCGTCCGACATTGACCAGATGGTCGATGACGTCTTGAAGTTCCCGCACGCCTGTGGCTTGATCCACGAACGTCGCGAGCAGATGTTTCTTATTCATCGGCTTGCCGAGTGCTTCAAGCATACGGACAACTTGGGTTATCACACCGGCGTTGGGGTTGATGCCCGTGCCCTCAAAGACCCGATCGAGGGTTTTCTCCAGCATGGCACAGAAACGTTCGGCCATCTTGAAATGGCCTTCTTCGATGATGAGTGGGGCGGTAAGGTCAAGTCCGATCTCGGCGAGACAGATTAACATGGAAAGCTTCCACAGCATTTCCCCCTTTGACGCAAACCACGATTGTGTCTTAGGGGGTTTTTCCGTCAATGTCCGTTCGTTCTCACGAAACCATTCTTCGTAGTGACGTTTGCACGCATCCGATGGGTTCATCGGTCCGGAGCGACTTTGGAGTTTACGTCCGAAGTCTATGCAGAAGTCACGGGCGGACGCCTGCGCTTCCGTATATGTCGGCCACGGGACTAGATTGTAGTGGGCGGCATACATAAACGCACAGCGGCGTGCAAAGCCGGAGCCGAGAATGTCTTGCTTCATATAGCCTTTGAGTTTCTCCGGTGTCATACATCCGATGAGGGTGACGTATGGCCCATAGACAAAGTCCGAACCCTTGTTCTTGGTTTCGACGTCCCAGATTTGCTCGGTCCACAGCGAAGTCAGGCAATCCAGAAACTGCGAGGCGATCTGTTGTGGTCCCAAGAACTCGATGAGTTCGGTCGCGAAGATAGCGAATTGATTGTACTCAACCTTATGCCCTTCGTGCATGAAAAACCGCTGGCCCTCGTAGGGTTTTTTCTTCGGCGCACCTTCGATGGTCGAAGACATCTTTTGTGACATGGCTTGCTTTGTGATCGAGGTCGCGGCGATGGGCGTCACGCCCGAGGCGCGGACAATGTCTTTCGCCATGTCCATTGCTGTGGATTTTGCACAGGCCGGGTTGCCGACCAAGCACACATAAAGATGTGGATAGTATGCGAACGGGCCGAACGGCATCCAGAAGCGTTTACCAGCGAAGACGCTGAGAGTGTATAACATACACCAGACGTGGAATTCAAACGCAGGCTTTGTGCCTTCGGTTGCTTTGAGATAGTTGGAGATGTAGCTCATTCCATTACACAAAGAAAGCTCGGATTAAACGGAATCCCGCCTTCTGTAAGCTCCAAGTATCTGATCTTGACAAGTTTGCCGATGGGTGGGTGCATGGCGTAGTAGATACGGTCGTGGTCATCGAAGCCGGTGCCGACTTTGAATTTAACACCCTGATCGTTTGTTGGATTACCTGCAAGATAGATAGGTTGGCCAATAGGTTTTAGTATCAAAGCTCCAATACCGATGCCAGCTTTGCCTTCCCCTGTTGTAACACCGATACATTCAAACTCCCCGTCCTCCCACGCTTTATACTTCCACAGATGCGGTGAGTTTTTCCGTGTTCCGTGCGCTGTCTGACCGTAGACATATGGTCCGTCGGGCCGGAGCATCACGCCTTCGTAGCCGAGAGCAGTCCAGTGTTTGAATACCTGTTCCATTTCAGTGCGATCGTGAACGTATGCGGTAGGGACGACCTTAACGTGGCTGAGGTTTTGAACTGCTAGCGAGTCTTTGAACGACAGCCAGCGATCGCTGAAGTCTTGCTCTGGGTGGACGATGTCAAAGATGTGGTATTGAACTTCGGGTGTGTCATGGCGGGGTGTGGCGGAGTTGACGGCAATGGCACCATTGATACGTTGGAGTTTCCAACCGTGGACGTAGAGTTCTCCGTCGAGGATTCGATTCCCGATGACGGATTTGATAGATTCGAGTTGAGAGTTGAGGTGCAGGAGCTTCGGTGCGTGCCAGAGCTTTTCGTCACGGGACATGAAGACGGCTACGCCTCCGTGTATCTGCGATAGACACCGAACCCCGTTGAGCTTGGGCTGTATATAACAAGGGAAGCGGTTGAATTTTGGACCGATGGATGCGGCAAGTTGTGGGATCATGGATTGATGAAGGTGTGCAGTTCGCGGTTTTCTTTTTTGAGTTGGACGATCTCGGCTTTCATTTGAGCGTTAGATTCGCGGAGGCGGCGTAGGTTTTGAGCAGCGTCGGTACGGAGTCGGGTAATGTCGGTACGTAGAGCCACGACCTGACGGGCCGTGTATTCGACCATAGTAATGAGCGCTTTGTATTCATTCGGGGTCATATGACTCCACCGCCATAGACTGGTCCAAGTTCACCCCACGAAGGGCCGTATGCACCTTCGAACGGGATTATGAGTTGGGTGTTGGCGACAGTGAGGGGGTTTTGGAAATAAGACCTGATCTTGCCAATAGCCCAGGTAGTATGTTCGATTGGAAATTGACCAATAAGGGCGTCGTGCACTTGGTGCAAGGGCTGTATAACTCGGACCAGATTCGATCGAAGCGAGGACTCTCCCACCATTCGCATGTCATTGTCAGGGTCATGCCAGAGTCTGTGAAGTGCAAGGTTCGTTGCATATGTTGTGTTTTCTTGTGGTTCATCTGCGAGGAATTCCTTCCATGTATCATGGTCGGCTTCAAAGGACTTTGATTTATAGGACCAGGACTTGCGCCGCCCGAAGAACTTACGTTCGTGGCCGGAAGCGGAGCGGAGGTTCGAGCCGTCGGCGACACGATTTCTGGCCCATGTGTGCCATTGATAGAGGCCGTGATACCGGACAAGGTAGAGGCGTTGAAGTGTCTCGAACTCAAGTTCGGTCATGTAGATCGGTGTGCCCGAGACTTTGTATGAGTCTTCCATGATTTGCTGGCAGCCGGTGCGGGCTTGAACTCCGTAGTTCGTGGCGTGTTGGATACGCTTGCACGCAAAGTAAAGCCACGAGTCTTGATCGCAACAACCGCCGGGTTCAGAAGCGTCTTTGCATTTTTGTTTCAACTCGGCACGGGAACAGAAGGTGGATTCCACTCCGTGGGTATACATTAGCGCAATGATCTTCGCGGGTTTCAGGCCCGAGCGATAGTCGTCCCACATGGTGGGGTCGCCGTGGTGCAGACAGTGGGCTGCGACGGTCCAGCCATCTGCGCCCGCTAGGTCGCATTGGAAGAGGTGGTATCCGGGGTCGGCTTGGAAGAGACGGCGGAGTTTTTTGGTGATCGTTTGGAGGTTGGCGCCGGAGCCGGTGGGGGATTCGTAGCAGGTGATCCGCATGGTTTCGGTTCCGACCAAGTTGTAGGCGCAACGAACTCTCCCGTCTGGATCAGTGTCGATTTCAAGCGTCTTTCTAACGCCGTCAAGTCGCGAATGCAACAGAAGGTCAGCCAGTAAAGCGTCGTTAGGGAACTTCTTGGCGAGCTTAAGGAGTGCTCCAACATCTGTAGTGACTTTTTTATCTGGTCCTCTTCCGTTATACTGAGGAGGGTATCCTTTTTCTTCATAGAGACATTTTTTTACTTTTTGCTGTGAAATAGAACCGCCAGCACCAAGCAGAGAGTAACCCAGTCTAGAATCGAGACGTGATGCGCACTCAGAAAGGGCGGCGCGGACATTAGCATATTCTTGTTTTGCGAGTTCGGTGTTGTATAGGAAGCCACGTCGTTCCATGGACAGGAAGGCGGGCAGGAGCATGACGTTTTGTCTGTAGAATCGACGCTCCCGCTCGTCAAGCATCCGGTCCATGACGAGACAGTTCTCCAGCGTAACGCTAGCGTCGATGCAGCAGGCCCGGTATTTGTTACGGATTTCAGCGGCTGGGTCTACGCCCGCGGCTGCGCGTTTCTTCTGCTCGGCGGCGCTATATGCAATCAGATGTTTCCACGCGGGTTCGCGTGTGAGCACGGAGGTTTGGGAGTCTAGTCCCTTCGGGAGTTCACTATAGATGCTGGCCCACTTAAGCATGGTGTCTTCCACGACATTACGAATAAGCATGTTGAATCCATAGGCCAATACGAAGTTGTCATAGAGGGAATTCTGGAGGCACTTCGGAACATCCGCTCGATATAAGAATCGAGACAGGCTTGAGTAAATTCTCCCTTGTTCTGTAGGGGAAAACTGACTGAATGCCACAATGAATGCGGACGTGGGCGAGTCCGCGATGCCCATACAAGACCATCCATTAAGGCCGCCCTCGATGTCAACAGATGCAAGGAGACCGGCAGGCCATGTATCCAGTCGATGACAGAGCCAGTCAGCGGAAGGTGTAAGCACAAACTCACGTTTGGGTAGGACGAGTTCAGGGGTCTCGGCTTCGGCACGTGCCCGCTCACAATGCCAACGGAGGAAGGGCCAGTCTTTGTAGTTTCGGAGGACATAGAAGGGGTGGTAGGCACAGACGGCTTTGCCTATCGAGGTGTTGATTATTGATCCCCGCCAATCTCCCACACTCTTTCCAGGTCCACAGGCGAATTGTATAGGAGCGTTTCCGAGTAGAAGAGTGCAATGTGGGGCGAAGGTTTGTAACTCCTTGCGTAGTTCAGTTGCTCCTTCAAGAACTTTGTCGTGCGACATGTAAGACCCTTTAATCCGTACGAGCTTTCCCCCTTTGCCTTCTCGGTATTCGTCGAACTCGGTGATGTCATTGTTGGGTGGACGGTATTTGCAGACATTGCCAATGAAGCACGCACTGCGAAGTATTCCCACACTTCCCAAGATCGAATCAAGGAGTTTGCCACTAGCTCCAATGAAAGGAAGTCCGTATGATTCTTCGTCGGCTCCGGGTGCGTCACCGATGATTGCGAGACGATAACTGGCAGTAACGGTAGGGAAGACATTAGGAACTTTGGTTTGTGAGATTAGGGATGGCGAAGGTGCAGGTTCAAGAGGATCGTTCATTTAGATACAAGTCTACGTTTGATTTCATCGTCGATGTAGAAGCGGGCTTTTTTCAAGTCTTCGATAGCGTCGTTTTTTAAGTCGGCACGCCAGATGTACTTGATTGCATTGCCAAGGTTAAATCCCATGTGGCGCGTGATGGTGATACACTCTACACCGGATGGATGTGATGTGTAGTGTTTGGGGTGATTGACAGGATCAGATGGAATCATGCTACCTTGATGAGTTTTTCTTTGTGCCGCCGATGAATCTGTCGTACAATCGCCGTCCGCTCTTCATCGTGGAGATCAAACCACTGTTCCTGTATAGGCTGGCGGCCCGAGTCATTGCCTGCGTAACGTAGAATGCGGATGACACGCACGAAGGTGCTGACTTCGAGGTCGAGCGTGAAGGTGTCGCCGTCGTGGAGAAGGCTGAGGGTGTCATTTGAGGTCATAGGTTTTGTCGAGTTCTTCAAGCAGTTCTTCTGCGTGGTTCTTCCACCAGTCACGATCTTCTTTCCACATCTTTGCCTGCTTTAAAGCAAAGTGCCAGTTGATGCAGGCGATTAAACCTAAGAGCAAAAGATATAAGTCAAGCCAGGTCATACGAATTTTACGTTGTTCGCGTGGATTAGATTGTATACTGTGCGCATGTGGTCGAGACCTTTTGTATAGTGCTTTTCGTTGATCTCGATTCCGTATGGTACGCGCCCACAGTTTGCCGCGGCACGGCAGGCCGACATCTCACCACAGAACGGATCGAGGACACTCTGGCCGACAAAGCTGATGTCTTCATAGATGTCTTTCCACAGTTCAAATGGCTTGGAGAACGGGTTGTTGTAGAGCAGACGTTCCGCGGCGAAGTTGTAAGACCGGACCGAACCTTGCGGTCCACCACCAGGTCGACGCAACACCGAGCTTTCGTTCTTGCGTAGATACATGATGGCTTCGTAGTTTTTCGTCGTGTTGTATTGCGCTGCATTGTTCTGGCAGGCCGAGGTCTTGGCGACGATCACGGGCCAGCGTTGGACCTTCCAGCCTGCATTGCGTGCCCAGGTTTGAAGCTTCTCGTGGTGATCGAGGTCGTAGCAGAAAACGCAGAAGCCGCCGGGCTTGACGAAAGCAAACATAGTCTGTAAGAAGTCTTGCATTTGATTTACGTTTTGCTCGACATCATGTTCGTTTTTCACGGATTCGACTTGCTTAGCATCGAGGTTGTCCATGTCAATGCCATAGGGAATGTCCGTGACAACGTGATCGACTTGGAAGTCGGGCAGGTTTGGGTTCATCAAGGCACGAAAATCGCCGAGGCGAAACATGGTCGAGAGTGGGATCGTCACGGGTTCGACGTGAGTTTCCTGTTTTTTAAGCTCGGGCAACATTCCTACAAGGGGAGACATATTGTTTGGATACACCGGCTCTCCCCTTTTTGTAGGTTCCGTGGTCTGGATGTTAACATTCAGCGGGCTGAGAATAGATGTCAAATCCGCTGGCTTGGAGCCTACGCTTGCCTTCGGAGCGAGACGTTTTGTAAGCTCCGCGAGTGCCCGCTCTTCGCCACGTTTAAGACACAGCCCGAGAGCGTCGGACATGGTCTTGCACGCGAGGATTTCTTTGTCGCCGTCGCGGATGAGCTTGGCAAGTTTGAGTGCGTTGTTGACGGAGCTTTTGCCATAGCCGGGTCCGAGGAGCGAAGCGGTCTGTTGCTCGCCCCACTTGTGGGCCTTCGCACCGAGCAGGGCACGCTTGGTTTCGTGGACTTCGTGGACGAGAAGGACGTTTTTCTGCCAGCCGATGTCGAGGCGCTGGAGGTTTTCGTCTAGCTCGGCTTCTTTTTGTTTGACCTTGGGAACTTCGGCGGCGAAAAGAAAGCCCAACTTTCGCGGGTCAAGGTATGACCCATGGTGGAGGGTGGAACAAGATTCGGGTGCGTCTTTAGCACGGCGCAGAATCGCTTTATAACGGCGGCCCCCGTCAATAAGGTCATAGACATAGCCTTCGTGTGCGATTTTTTCTTCTTGTTCATTTTCGGGTTTGCGTTGGTTCAGTCCGATCGGATGGATCGAACCGATGGATTTCATTGAGTCTGCGAGTCCGGCGATGTCGCCGTGGTTGTTGTCGTCACGCGCGCGGTCACGGACGATGATGGAGTGAAGAGGTATGGAGAGTGGTGGAGTCATGGAGAAAGAAAAATGTGGGAGGAAGGGCACGCCCTTCGATTACCGAGCGCAGCTTCGCTCGAACCCACGGAGCGAAGCCTAGCCCGCGAAGGGTTTCAGGGCTTTGATCTTGTTGTTCTGACGACCTTGATAGGTGTCGATGATGACGTGGGCGATGACCGTTTTGCCGAGAGCGGCGTCGGCCAGGGCCTTGTCGAAGTTCGGACGGTTGGTCTTGTCCGTGCCGAAGATCGCGTCGATGTTCTGACCGAGGCCGCGGATGAACGCTTCTTTGTCTTTACTGTCTTCCTTGGCTTGTAGGGCCGAGACCGTGTAGACAGGGAAGTTCGGTTTCACCGAGCGCCCGTCCGTGGACGTGGTTTCCTGCGTGGTCACAAGTTTGAGGTTCCAGTTCAACCCGACGTTGTCTTTGTTTGGGTCGATGCTGGACTCAGCGACTTGCATGATGTAGTCTGCCTCGGGGAGCAGTGGGAGTGAGGTGTCAACTCCGGCGGTAGGGATGGATACGGATAGTGGATCGAGCATTGTGTGTTTTTGTTTTAGGTTTGTTTTGTTTTGTTTTACACCCGGCGTCTTGGGTGTGCGTGTTAGATTAAAGTGGCTTACGTGGCGTGAGTGTGGAGTTAAAGGACAGCGCCGCTGGTGCGATCCCTTTGCCTTCGCCTTTGGGTGCGAAGGGTTTGACTGAGGTTACGTCATGCCCCATGGTGAGTAGGTCTTTCTTGATGTCTTCGGCGAGGCCGAGCAGGTCGGTGTCGCCGGAGATGGTGTAGTCGACGATGAAGGAGCGTTTCATTTGACCACCTCCCGCATTTTCTTGACCAGCTCATCGGCACTCAGCTTCGCGGGCAAGTCGAAGTTGTTCTTTAACTCGTGCGAAGTGTTGCCGAGGGTGCGGACCACCCATGTATGCTTGCCGAGGTTCTCTTCGACTTCGCACCGCCAGACGTCGCTGAAGAGTCCGGGAAACTTCGATTGAATCTTGCCGTCGACCATGATTTTGTATTTGGCAATGCCTGTGAGTTTGTCAAGCTCGTGTTCTTCGTGGGCCGAGAAGATGATTTTCTTACCAGACTCGCGGAGCTGGTTGATGAGGGATTTCCAGGTGACGAGATACAAACCCCATTGTGGAAAGCCTTCGAGCTTGATGGTGTCACCGGATGTAGCGCCACAGATTTTGGCTTTGATGTAGTCTTCGACCAAGGTCACAGAGTCCACGAAGATGGCTCCGATGTTCGGGTCTTTGATCGCATCACACAGGAGTTTGAACATCCGGGCGTAGCGGAGGTTGACGGGAACGGGTTTGCCCGCTTCGTCAACCGCGACCATGTCAAAGCCGATGACGTTAGACGTCTCGTTGATCTTGGTGAGATAGCGTTGACCGGATGAGAAGTTCAGATCGGCTACGATGACGTAGGTTTTAGGGAAAAGACGACAGCCGAGGACGGTCTTGCCCCCACCGGCGGGGCCGATGAGTAAGATGGCCGTGCCGTGGTTGTCGTTGAAGGCTTTAAGGTCTTGCATTAGGCCTTGGGTTCTTCGACCATTTCGATGATAACCTCGGACCACTTGCGTGTCGGATTGACGTCGCAGACTCGCATGGACGTCAGGCCGAAGGCGCGGACGGTAGCGGTTTCGGTCTTCGGGATGTAGCCGATGTGGACGTTGCCCGCTTCGCCGCCCATGTCAAACATGCATTTGATTGCGTTGGGGTCGTAGATGTTTGTCGGCTCGGGCACGAGGGTGATGGAGTCGCCGACGTTAGGCAGGCGAGTGGGTTTGCGATGTGGGATTCCGGCGATAGGGCAGGTGTAATGCATATGTTTTGGTGTTTGGTTTATTCGTGGACAGGATTCCATGTGACGTCACGATATAGCGGCGAAGCCAGGTCCGCTTGGCGTTGATGTCGTGGTAGAGAGCAGTTTTCAGTGTAGTCGCACATGGCGCACGGAGACTTGAACGACCTCGCTGTCTGTGGAAAGTAACCCCGGACCAGCATGGATATGAAGTCAGACACGTGCGCCCGCATGTTGTCTTCGAACTCGACGAGCGAGTCTGCGGTGTAAAAGTAGGGATGCCGGTTCAGCTCGGTGTTGTTTTCGATCTTGAGCGTAGGCTTTTTCACGACCACAGCATTCATGATCAGACCAGCGAGCGGCAGGCCGAGAAGTTTCTGCGCTGCCCAGACGTA